TAGACGTCAATTCATCACCCACGTCGACGACCCCTTCCGATCCTTGGTTGTTTACTCGCGACTGTCCACGCACAACGTCTGGTTCGTAGTACTGTTTCGGTACGACGGAGTATCGGGCGGAGAGTTCATTGATGCTGGCCATGCGGTGCCGCATATGCTGTCGAGCGATATAGATGGGCATTTTGATGTGAAACTTGAATTCGACCATCTCGAATGGCGTGGTGTGCCAGTGTCTAAGGAGATATCGAATAAGTCCCCGATCTCCTCTTGAGGTTTTAGTCCCATCTCCATACGAGACTCGGGCGGATTGTACGATGGCCGCATCCAAATCTTCCCGAGGCATGTGGTCCACGAGGCGAACAAACCCGTGATCCAAGACATCCCTTTGCATTTAGTACATCTACGGTTTAAATCTTTAAAGACATTCACGACGTAAACCAAACGTATTATTCATCGACACAATCCACTTCCCGGGATTTTTGTAGCTCGGGTCACACCCCAATCTTGCCATTCGGTCGTGTGACGACACGGTGTATATTTTGTGGTGATGACATCATCACAATTTCCGGACGCACTTCTTATTTGTTTTTGTTTGCCGATGGGTGTTTTAATCCCACGTCATGCGCTCCTTGAGACGCCGAATTAAGTACGGGGCGAGTTCAAACATATTTCCAACTGGTACATACCTGTAATCTATTCCTATGTTTTTACCCATACCTAAAAGCTGTGCGGTCACGTAACGGTCTTTGTCAAAACGTTTTGCATATCTGAGCGACCGTTCATTATGTGTGGCGAGCATGGTGTGTACATGTGGGCACACGAGAGAATACGCCATACTCTGCATGTACTGATTATCCACACACGCCTTTGTTTCGAGTAAATCGGGTTGTCGTTTTAAATACGCACCCCGCACGAGTTTTACCCCCAATTTAAATCCATCTTTGTGTGCGTCGTCTATATCAGACAGTAGTTCTCGCATGGCGTGTTTTCTATACATTTGATACGTTTTGTAAACATTGATGTCATTCACTGTATTATGCTCCGCCATCATGTCGTAACATATTTCGGGATACAACACATCTTCTGCGTCTATGCATATTTTTACACCACGCGTTTTCGCATATTTAATGATAGAATGTGCATAATCTTTCGCTTCAGATTCATTTTCTCTCGACCCAAAACTCGTAAGTTTTATGGCACACATTGAATTAATGGGAAGCGAGGTGATGATTCTTTTTGTCGTTTCAGCTATTTCATATGCTTCACGTGATTTACAATTTTCTTTTGCGTAATCAACTATTACCTTTTCACCTCTGTTACGTATTATTTCCAGTACACGTGGTAATTCTCGGAATGTCGCCGCATACCTGAGCATTAATTTACTTTAGATATTTTTCATCTAATTCTTTTTTCATATCTTCGATGGTCCTGTAGTATCTCTTGAGATCCTTCATGAATCGCTTGTTCTTCTCTAGACATTCACAGTCCACTTTATTAACGTAAATCCAAGCTAAGTTTGATTTAGAATATCTCGTCTCTTTTTGATTTTGGTTCGGGCGTCTCGGCACTAATTTTTTGTTCACGGTCTTCTTCAGTGGTTCCGTGCGCTTCGTAAAACTGATCGCTTGCATGACCGTATCGGCGAGATCATCTTTCTTTTTGGATTCTTTGAATATGGGAAGCCAGTGTGAATTCACGGGATTGCTATTCAAAAACGCCTCACATCGTTCGATGGATACCTTTTTACGTTTAAGATACTGGGCTTTACCCGGTCCACACACGTCTGGAATCTTAAATTTAGCGTCGTAAATGATCGTTTCAGATTTGGGGCATCTTATCACAAAGTATGCGTGAAGAAAATTCTCTACCATCTTCATTTTCTTATTTCTATCCGGTTGTTTCTCTATGAGTATGATGTCTGATTCTAATACCCACGGCTTTTCATCGAGGTGATTGCGCATGGAGACGAATATACCATCCTTGTGTTCAGGCGGTACACCCGATACATCCCAGTTCACGACTAAATTAGATGTTTCGTCAAATTGACACATGGCCAAATTTCGTATACCTACATCTATACTTAAAATCATTGAATTAAAGAAAATTTATTTCTTTATCTACTGTAAATGAAGAACATTAAACTTAATACGATTTTGTTATTTGTTTCTCTCATCGCATTGGTCGTGTGGCTCGGTTCCATCAGAATGAGAGAGAATTTGGAAGGAAGTGATTCTAAGGCGGTGAAGTACGTGAAGGAAGCGTCTCCCGAAAAGTTTATCAACCCATTCATCGTCTACGGCATGGCGAAAGAGTTGACTGAAGATGAAGAAAAACTCGCTCGGATCATCCCACTCGTGAAGTCGGGCGATCGTGAAAAATTGATCGCGTACCTCGAGTCTTTGTAAATGTATTTTTGTTTTTAGTGGTCACAGTACACCACAGAGAACAAAAATGAAATTAACGTCGCATACCGGGCATTTTCATTTTAGAAAAGTTGGCAGTTTTGAGTTTGTTCTGACCAGCGGGTGACAGGCCCATCATGGCCATGGCAATGATTAGCATAATACACGACAACACCGCACCAATGATCGCAAACTTCATGGGACCGGTCACCGCACCGACCACACCTGTCACAGCTTCACCGGCCGATTCAATGACTTGGGCGGACCCACCGGCCATGGATGCGGCGGCGGATTCACCCTTGGTTATGATTTCATTTGTCGTTTGATTGGTCGTCATAGCGGAAAGTAAGTTCTTCGCGACAGCTTGAGCCGCGAGTTCGGCCGAAATATTCTGTTTGAATGAAAGTTGTTCGCCATTAAAACATATCGTTTCACCGATATTGATGGTTTGTCCTTGAATATTTACCGCCTCGTTTATCGTTTTGGTGAGGTTATTCGTTTCGAGTTGTGTTTTTACGATGTTTTCAATTTCTGTGTTGATCGTTTGATTGACGTTTTGGCGATCACCGAATTGCAGGTTACCCATTTGAGTTTGTTTATCCAAAGCCGCACTCGCCTGTGCCTGGAGTTCACTCACGATCTCATTTTCAACGTTTTGGAAACTGTCTGTAATTTGTTCAGTCGTCGCCATGAAACTCGATGTAATGGTTTGATCAGTTTCTATATTACAACCAACGTTTTTCAAAATATTCAATTCCATATTTTGGATATTTTGCATGTTATTTTCGTTGATGGATTCATTATTCGTAACGGAGCTATACATGATGTCGTTGACGACACTCATGTTAAATTCCTGATTGATGGTTGAACTTCCTCCACCACCCATATTTTGTGATGTACTGAGAAAAAAATATACACTTAAAGACTTACATACACATCTAAACTATGTGGTGTTGGTGGTGTTGCCATCCATTTGAAGGTGAACGTTTAAGTTTGCCTTATAGATATGACGAGAAACGTAACAAGTTTAGTACGTGTGGTATATTCTGCTCTTGGAGTTGCATGAAACGTTATGCGATCGATAAATACGGCATAACACGGGGTGGTATCATATGTAGTAATATCATAATTATGCGCAAAAGATTATATAACAAATTGGGATCGATCGTGATGGCTCCACTCAGAGAACGCCTCGATGTATTCGGTGGTGATCTTTCCATAGAAGAATTTAGGAGTAATAGCGTTATAGATAAGGAGAAACCTAAAGAGATAAATAGTACACCATTAGAAGATAGGGTTATACCGATTATTTCAAACACAAAGAAGATGAATGAAATAAACAGTTCGACTGGTAAAAATGAAACGCTTAAATTGAAGCGTGAAAAACCGTTAAAACGAAACCAGAATAATCTAGAATCGGCTTTAGGGTTAATCATTAAGCCCAAAACGTAAAAGTCTGCGCTGTTTGTTTGTTGGTTTTGATTTTGGTACATGTTTAGAATTGAGACTATCTATCCAAGCCTCACCGTCGTATGCCTTCCATCGCAGTTTGTACTTGTCTATCATTTTTCGACAGAGTACACACGGAAGGGACGTACCATGGCCATAACTTGTCTTGCGTTGTATGATGAGTGTACCAAACTTTCTCCTCACCCACGTTGCAAATTGATGAATGCGATTTCCGCGTTTTAAACATTCATGTTTAAGGGTTTTTATGAGTCTTCTCTCAGCGCAACATATACAATCACTTTCGAAAATGACAAAAGTTGCGCGTGGTGTGCGTAGTGACGATAGGATATCGCGTCATTTTATCTAATCAACATTCGTGTGTCTCTTTTAATAGAGTTACAATTATTACATACACATCCCTCAAATACAAACGAACATGCTTCACACTCATTTAAAACACGTATGTTCCTTTGTACCAGTTTGTTTTCTGAATATAAAATTAAATCACGTATAGTGTAAACACCGTACATTACCATAGTTTCAAGCGAAGGAAACTGCATCTACTTACCAAAACAACCGCAACCTTTAGTTAACTTTAGCATGACCGAAAAGCTGTCAATCATTGGTGGAACCATCTTCTTAAGAACGACTTCCAATTCGGAGTCTTCTTCACCTTCATCAATTTCTTCGATGATGGAGTAAATGAGATCAATCACGAGCTCTTTCTTTTCTGGACCAGTGAGGACCTTAATCTTATTTACTTCCATCATGAGACACGATACCACACCGCAAATATTTTCCTTGTTGATACCAGTCTTTTTGTAGCGAGCCGCGAGCGCCTTCACGCGCTCGATGACGAGTTTGGATTCTTTAGACTTACTGTCATATCCAGCGAGGACAGCTTCTGGGGACGAGCTCATTTTATATACTTATCTTAGAAATAATTTCTTTAATAATTGTAATGGATGTAGATAGCACCCTACTTTTTGTGGCGACATCGATCGGGGTATATCAATTTATGAACGAAATAAAAGACGTGTATAACATGAAAAACATAGATGAATACGATATGCAATATGTAATCTCAGGTATAATTGCGAGTATGATGTGGAGTATATATCAATATAGAGGTGGCTCTAATTATTATGCGATGTATTCTCTATTAGGTGCGTTTCTTGGCCTGTACACACTGGTTCAGATCCGGCGTAAATCTGCGAAAGACGCGGCGTGGTGAAATCTGAATGAGTGACTAAACGTCCCATGAATTCGAGTATTTTGTGTTTTTCTTCAAATGTTAATCTTCGTGTCTTCTGCATCACATAAGACATGAGCATTAAGAGAATTCGAATTGAATCCAATACGTGCATCTACTTTCCACAAATTTTTAAAAGTAGCGCTTTAGCCTCATCGGATACGCCGTTCATGTATCTATCGTAAAATTTTTTTGCTGAAATCTGTGTACCATCGAGATAATTAATTTTTATGGTGGTAGACTTTTTAAAAGTGTCAACTGCGTCGTAATGTTTTGCACACCATCGTTTTATACGATCTATATGTGGCTGTGATCGCGCGATCGTTTCGTTTCGTTGTGTCTCAGTGGCGGTAAATTGTATTTTATACTCGATGAAATCGTCGATGTCTAAAAAGTCACCCACGGTTTTTTCTTCTGGTACGATGGTGGTATCCGCGACCATCGCATCTACGAGTATTTTTTTCAATTTGTCGAGTTCATATTTCTGTATATAATATTCTTCGGTACCTTCGATCACACCTGATTTTTTAGCTGTGAAAATACCGAATGCACTCATCGCGAAAATTGAACAACTGCACATACACAGTAACAATACTAAGACGACTCTTTTGTCCATATGCTATACATTCACATTAAAATTCGACGCCACTTTACACTGTTTCCGGATATTGGTTGTAAGTCGGCATAACATTTCTGGGTGTGTTACGGCGCGACATACCGGGTATCGTTGGTTTGAAGTAAATTGATGCCATCAACAAAAGTATGTGACCCAACAACGAAACAATACCAAAGTTTCGAGCCGACTTATCAGCGGTGCTACTACACTCATTGGTCATGGCCAAAGTCATGGAAGATGCGATGAGACCGAAAATACCGAACAAGAGCGCGAACGCCGCGGCTTCGGATTTCACAATCTTAGTCAACAAAAGTGTGAGAATCATGGCGATGGCCGCCGTCATCGTGTGACTCAAAAACATTTTGAGGTTTTTCCACTTTTGCGAATTTTGAACTTGGTCACAGTCGTTGAAGGTCTTGATTCCCACCGAGCTCACTGCGATGTAGAACACACCCATCACAGCGATCAAGAACAATGTACCATATGACATTTCCATGTCTTGACCTGTTCTCGCGGCCAGGTTTGATAATTGTTGCATATCTATCTTAGACACAACCATTTTTATATCATGTACTGAGAAATTATTATGTGTTATAGATTATGTTCGTATTGATACTATGATATTCACTGAACCCGACTGGAAAGGGCAGAGGTCGAGTGGCTATGGTAGAGTGCACATAGGTGACAACACGGTCATACGAGAACTTACAATTATAAACAAACCTACGGATAAAGTCACGCATATAGGTGATGATTGCTACATCATGAATAGATGCTTTATTGGGCATGACTCTCACATAGGAAATGGCGTTCAAATGAATCCAGGTTCCAGTGTTGCTGGGTTCGTAAAAATAGGCGATCATTCGCACATAGGTATGAATGCATCTGTACACCAACGATCGAAAATCGGTAAATACTGTGTGATAGGCGCTGGTAGTTTCTTCAAAGGTGAATCACCTGATGGTATTATATGGGGTGGTGTACCGGCTAAACCTATAAAGGTAAATACTATAGGTATAGAAAGGTCAAGTTTAACTGAACACGAAAAACACGATTTAATCAAACGTTCTGAAACGTTTATTAACAATTTCAAGTGTTCGAGCGATATCTAGTGGATATCCAATTGAATTCCTTGACATAAAATGATGTATGTTCATTTCTATGGCATCTGTTTTTTCCACTATACCTATATTTTCTATAAAGTATTCGTCGTCCGATGACCATCTATACACATCATCTTTGCAATATAAACTTATACTTCTACTCTTTTTCATAGATGTGTTACTCACTTCTATGTTAAATGATATATCGTCACATTTTCCATTTATGAGTACAGACTTTTCGTTTGCATATGGGACATCTATCGCGTGTATACTCTTTTTTGATTTCATGAGTAAAAACATCAATATAGAAATGGGGTGAATTGCGAGGTCTTCTACTATGTTTACATCACTTGGTATCATAGTCCCGTTATTAAGCCATTTCATTTCTATGTGTTTTATACCTTTACAATTTCCGAGATTCTTTATTGAATTGTGTTGTAGCCATGTAAAATCGCAATATAAAAATGTATCATCTGGTTTTTTAGAAAATATATCGAGTGTGTCTTCGAGTGAAGGACATATCGGTTTTTCTACCCATATATTTTTTACACCTTTTGAAAATAATTTTATTAGAATTGAGTGATGTGTACTCGCGGGTGTAGTGATAAACCATCTATCATCATTCGTAAATTTAACGTCATCAATCGATTTGTAATGCGCCATTTGATTGTATGGATCTATGGTCGTTACATCGTAGTTATTTTTCGTTAGTTTGGTATTTAATATACTACCGAAGTACCCAAGACCCACTATAAAACATTTCATTATTAAAGATTATACCTTATTCTTTAATAATGAAGGTTCCATATAATGATCTGTCGAGAATACACAATCCATTACGCAAATCGTTTCATGAATCATTGGATAGTGTGTTGAACACGTCTGGTTTTGTGGGTGACGTTGTGTTTGCGGATGCATTCAAGAAGTATACAAATTCTGATTACTGTATCACGTGTAATAGTGGTACTGACGCCTTGTATATAGCCATAAAGTCTCTTGAACTCAAACCAGGTTCTAGGATCGCCGTACCCGCTATTTCATATGCGGCGACTGCCATGGCGGTTGTAAACGCCGGTCACGTACCCGTGTTTATTGATGTTGATCCAGATACTGGACTCATGTTGGTTGACACCGTGAAAGATGTTGATTGTGTCATCCCGGTTCACTTATACGGGCAGTGTGTCGATGTACACACGCTACTTAAATTGGGTGTTCCCGTCATTGAAGATTGTGCACAAGCACACGGTGCCACTATAAATGACACACACGTTGGTAATTTGGGTGTCATCGGTTGTTTCTCATTTTATCCAGGTAAAAATATGGGTGCACTCGGTGATGCGGGTGCATGCATAACGAACAATGAAGAACTTGCTACGAAAATGAAAAGATATGCAAGTCTTGGATCTCCGAAGCATAATCGATATGAACACGTAACAGATGGCATAAATTCGCGTATGGATGGAATGCAAGGTTTATTCCTCACAGAAAAATTAAAACACCTCGACGATTGGACGAATCAAAGAATAACACTCGCGGAGATATATCAAAGTGGTATGGAATGTCCTAATAGAAGTCGCGTTGGCAAAGACGTGTATCACGTATTTTATACTTTACAAAATGAACGGGAAAATTACATAAAACACATGAATGACAGTGGAGTTCAAACTGGTATTCATTATCCGTATCCTCTATCGGAATTGGAATGCTTCCGTGAATATCACATTTTGTGCAAAAATGCAGTTGAATTTTGCAAAAAGTGTGTGAGTTTACCGTTATTTCCGGGTATGACGAAAGATGAAGTCGAATTTACATTAAAGAGTCATAGAGATTTTCATCTTCCCTCAATTTAAGTACGCCATCTGTCCATCTATTATTATCTTTATCTACCGATTTTACGTGTAATATAGCTAATTGTGGGTGTGGAGAAACACCGATATTCGTATTATATCCGGATATGGATTCATGTAGACTATTACCGTACTTTATTCTAGAAGGTTCATTTTTGTAAACACGGTCTATATAATCCGGCCAATTTACCCAGTCATATTCATTTACTACGAATCCATGGTCTTTGTACCATTCGTCGGTTGCACCCAAGCATATATTTATTCGTGGAACTTTGATTAATTCAGCTTTTGTTTCAGTTATAATGTTTTTTATATTTTTTATGAGTTTTTCTTTTGGCATTTCATCTGGATCCACTATAAATATGTAATCACCCGTGCATTTACTCGTATGAAAATTGCGATGCGCACTGAAATCATCATCAAATTCTCTTTCACACGTGACTATATCATCTTTAAAGTGTTCCAATACGCGCAACACCTGTGGTGTGACATGAGCAGTGTCCACTAAGACATTAATTTCATCTTCAGTGTCTTTTGTTCGTTTTAAAAATGAAATGAGTGAATATAAATCTTTTGACTCGTTGCACACAGTTATTG